CGTACTTTGTGCACGAGTGTGCTTTTCTGTACAGGAAACGTTCATGTCTGAGTCATAAACGTACGTTCCGTGGTCTCTCTAGGCGCTATCCGGCGTCATAGGAGCCAAACCCAAGCTATAGGGGATCTCCCCTATATCACGGGTGCGCAATGGGTGGGTTATCTAACCAAACCATTTGCGAACGTCGAAACAGGTGACTGTTTCGTCATCGCCAGCGTTATTACCTTCGGGTAATGACGTTGCGATACGCTTTCCCTTCCTACGGGATTGCGGGAGGGGCTTACGCGCCGGTACTACCGGCGTCGTAGGCCTTGCAAGATCAAACCGCATATTTGCGACTTGAGCTTGGATCCGTTTCGCCTCGCGATCCCGCGAGGTTTGTTCGGTTCTCATTCTGCGTTCTAGTTCCATAGACCGCAGAAGAGCCGCAATCCTGAGGTTTTCAAACTTCAGGAAGCGGTCACGCTCTGGCAGTAGGTTATCCTCCTGCTTTTGCGTATCTTCTCCATTAAGCCGTTCACGGCCTTCTGGGAAGAGTGCTCTTTCAAGGTTAAATGATAAACCTCGATAGAGTTCGGATATTTCCGAATCGGTTGGGACTTTCGCAAACGTAGTTTCCACCCGAGTGTCGATCGGCATAGGGATACCCCTATACGAACCGACATCTGTCTTTTCGACAGGCGCTACGCTGGTGGAGGCTACCTCCACCGACGGCGCAACTGTTGGTGCGTAGGCACCACCAGGATCTGTTTTGGAATACCGTTTGATGTAGTCCACGACAGAGCCGGATTCCATTGGAAAAACCTTTTCAATGAAATGCGGTGAGGCGTAATTCGCCCCAGTTATACGCACTAGTATATTTACTAGATGCAGTATAACCTTCGTGAGAGGATCTCCCATAAGGATCCCTCTACGAAGCATCACAAACCTTGGGTTACTAAACGGCGACTCAAGGTTCCATTCGGAGCCATAGGCAGACATACTACCATGCGCTTCGAAAACGATTGCTCTTGGCACATAACACGTACCATTAACAATTGCCTGGAGAATAGGTGGGATACCGCACTTTTTCATCCAGTATTTCGCCAGCTCACGAGCGACCTCGTGATGTGTCGAATCTGTGGCCTCCTCGTAGTCTGTCGAGGAATTCCACATATCCTTATAGTAACGTGTGACCACAACGCTACCATCAGGTCGTGATTCGCGTGTTTCTTTGGAAACCGCGAAGACGTAATCTTTCCCTTCCGCAGTCCATGCGGATTTGAAAGAATTCCAAGCGTGTGATGATTTCCCCATCCCACTCTTGGATGACTGGATCTTACTCAGCGGATGTGAGCAGATCTTGTTGACAACGTCCAGCACTATTTTAAGTGCTGCAGTTGCCTTCGTGACAGTCCGTCCCTTTCCAGGTTCGGATATCATGACAAGCGCCGCCTTACGGAGTTCCGTAGGCGACTGCTTGAGGACCTCGCTTAGGCATCGCCAAAAGACGTAGGTCCCAGGTGTCACTTCCTCCAATGTTTTGGAGTCAGTAATTTCACCAGTGAAGAGGTCCCTGATTTGACAGGGGACTCCCACCATACTATCGCACACAATCTCACTGATTGCGTCGAGAGTTCCTCCTTCCTCCTGGGTGTTTTCCCAGCAGGCGTTGGCGTTGATGGTAACACGAGCTTTGGTATCAAGGCCCGTGAAAACCTCTTGCGGTATTTCGTCATCTAAATGGCGAATTGACGCGCGTATGACCGCGATCTCTGTGTTAGACAGAGGACCGGGTTCATCAGATACGGTCGATAGGAATTTTCTTTTCGACTGCATCTTTACCATATCTGGAGGCTGACCACAGCCCCTAGTTTGGCACAGGACCGAATCAGCATGTGTAAGCTGAAACGTTTCCTCATAGGATCTGGTATATTCCCATCTGGGCAACCAGAATCCTAGCCAATTTGGCACAAGCGCTCGACGCTTTTGCTTATCGGCAAGAACACCCTCCAACATTTCCATGTTGGAGAGGCTCTTAAAGGTCTTCCGCGCCCTCTTGAGCTCGGTAAACCTCATGGTGGCGTCGTGGTATTCTTCCGCGACGTCCCCATCAAAGAACTCATCGCCTATAAGTGACGATAGGTTCTTTAGAGTGAACATTTCGAATTTTCGCCATGTCCACTTCTCTTCAGGCACTGCCGAATAGCATTGCAGGAAGATTCCGTCGACTGTCTTGAGTAACTCAAGAAAGCGGGCGGCTCTATGCTTTTCGGGTCTTACTTCCCAATTAGCATATATAGGCGTGTCCTTACCCCATAAAGGGTCAGGGCCGCCTTGCAGTAATGCTAATAGCCGAGCTTTTAGCATTCTTGCCCAGGATCGCACAGCAGGTGTATTCCTGCTGTACAATTCTTCTCCCTCTACGGTCTTTACGGGCCGGCGAGTGAGTTCATCAAGTAACCTACCCCAGTAGGTGTGCTTGAGGATGAGTCCGTATTTGATGTGCGGACCTAGGATCTGTGTGAACTTGAACGAGTTCCCAGAGGTTCCTTTCCAACCTTCCACTGTCTTCAGTAGATGGCTTGGAATTGACTCGGTTATGGTACAACCATCGCCGGGCCAAACAAGGACTCGCGGCATTTCCATGCCGCATGCCCTTGCGAGAAACCTTCCCGCGATAACACGGAAAGGGTCCTCGTAACTCACCTGGTAGGAGTACTTCCTACCCTGTGGGTAACTAACACCTACGCGTTTCGATTCGTATGTGCTAGGGTGTCTTTCAACGACGATTCCGTCGCTGTTCAACACAACCTCTGTGACATTGATTTGATCATTGTTTTCGAGGTCAACCGCGAACTCAAGAGGACTCTTGTGCTCGTGATTGTTCAGAACCTTGCATACCACCGGTATGCCAGCGCTCTGTGCCTGCTCGACAGTCTTCTTTAAGGTTGGCGAGCCGGCTTTACGAAGCAGTAATGCTGACGGCATCTGCTTCGTAGCCAGTATGTGTGTGCCTTCGACATACGCATACATGGATCCTTCGATGATCGGATTCTTCCGGTCAAAGAAGGTCTCGAACCGGAGCTCGGTACCGAGCTCCGGGGGGAGAGGTGGGATTGGCGGTCGAAAACCGTTCGCCATTCCCGATTCGATTCGACACCTCGAATGAGGGCTTGATATCTT